GAAGGTGAATGTTGAAGGTCTTGCAGCATCTGCTGCATCATTCATTGCTCAGGCCGGTGATGAGGTCATCATGCATGATGGTGCGATGATGATGATTCACGATGCATCAGGTATTGTCCTTGGCAGTGCTAAGGACATGCGCGACACCGCTATCGTCCTTGACAAGGTGAGCAATAACATCGCAAGTATTTATGCGAAGCGCGCGGGTGAGGATGCGGCTTTTTGGCGCGCACTCATGCAAGAAGAGGTTTGGTACGACCCGCAAGAATCTGTCGATGTAGGTCTCGCGGATCGTGTTTCTGACGACAAGGCAGTTGATGTCACTGATAAGCTGCTGTCAATCTTCAACTATGCAGGTCGCGGACAGTCACCCGCGCCGAAAAAGATCCGGGAAGCAGTATTCAACCGCCTCAAGGAGGCTCCAGTGAGCGGTACGCCCAGAGTTCCTGTGAAGGTCACCAACAAAGACGACAAGAAGGAGACCCTCCCGCCCGAGGCTCCGTCAGGCGATGACGACCAGCAGGAAGAGCGCGGCGTCGGCACCGAGGAGCCTCGTCCCAACGAGGAGAATCCTCCGACTGCGCCTGCGACTGGTAACCAGCCGGAAAATCGCGCTTCTGTCGGGTTCATCATCAACGGTGAGCGCGTCTCTGATCCATCGCGAGTCCAGGCTTGGATTACCAGCCAGGAGCGTGCTACCGCTGAGGCACGCACACAGAACCGCAAGGACTTCGTCAAGAGCTTGGTGAACCAGAACAAGCTTCTGGCGCCCCAGGTCGAGGACATGGAGCAATTCGTTCTCGGTGATGGGACTGCGGACAATCCGGGTCTCACTGATAAGCAGTACGAGCGGTGGTGCGCCTCGTGGAACGCGGCGTCTCCCGTCTCTGGACTGGTTCGGCGCGTCGCCAACGGCAACGGAAGTCGTGAGCCGGATACCGGCGTCAAGGATGTACTCGAGGACCAGCTCGACATCAACCGCGAGATCGTTCGCCAGCACCAGCGGGCCAACATGCCACAGAACGTCTTGGAGCAGACGGAATCGTGGAAGTTCCTCGTGAAGCACAACAGCGCCCCCGAAACCGTCTGATCTGAGGAGATCGCCACATGAGCACGTTTGTCAAGCCGAGTGGCAACCTGACTCCCTTCGGTCGAAACGAGTTCCTTCGCAGTGTGAAGGAACTCGTCACCGAGTCGTACACGGTTGCCAAGAGCGTGGTCCCGTCTGTTACCATTGACGGCTACGCACAGAAGATCCTGCAGCCCGGAACCGTCATGGCGAAGATCACGTCGGGCGGCGACAGCGGCAAGATTGGTCCCTTCCAGGCTGATGCCACGGATGGTCGTCAGACCCTCACTAACATCGTCGGCTTGGAACTCACATTCCTGCCCTGGCAGTTGCTGGAGCGGGATGTGGAGGTGTCTGTCGTCAAGAAGGCTCACTGCGTCCAGGCGTGGTGTTTCGAGTACACGACGGCTGCAACTCGTATCGCACTGTCCACTGCCACTGCGAATGCGATGCGAGGCACCATCAGCCTCGACATCACTTTCGTCTGATCCGGTTCCGGCATCGAGAACTGAGAAAGAGAGAGAAGCGAAATGGCAGCCCCTTCGCTCGATCGCCTGATCCGCAAGGAGGTCTCACTCGGAGCAGTCCGACAGAAGCTACCTCCGGTGACGCATATCGGAGTGCGAGAAATCGCGCCGATGCTCGACGTCCAGACGGATGACGTGATCTTCGCATACATCCAGGGCGGGTACCAGGACATGCTGGCACCGGCTCGCGCTGAGGACGCGGAAGCGGAATTGGCGCAGAAGGACGACACTCTTGGTGGTGTCGGTCGAGCCGCAGTCGTGGACTGGTCCCTCAAGGACAAGTACACGGCCTCGGATGTGAGCCGCTACCGCCAGGATCTGTTCATCCAGGAGCAACTTCAGGGCATCAATGGTGCCGACCTGTCGCTGCAGTTCACCGGACAGCAGATCGACGGGTTCCAGGCTCGCCTGGCTCGAGACGACAATCGTCGCCGTCGCGCACTCGATAACAGAATCGAGTGGCTGATTATGCAGGCTCTGCAGACCAGCGGTATCACGTACAACGATGGCAAGATCGCTTGGACGGTCAACTACGGGCGTCCTGCTGGACAGACCGACCAGGCTCCGGCTTCTGGCCTGTACAACACGACGACCTTCGACCCCATCGGCGACTTCATGACAGTGTCGGACCTTATGTACGACACTTACGGCGTTCGGCCTCAGCGTGTACTTTGCAGTACGCGCTTGCTGAATACCCTCTGGAAGTCCAATCGCTGGCTGGCTCGGTTCGGTCTGGTCTTCGGCGGCGCGAGCACTACAACGCCTGTTGATCCGCGGTACCTCGTTTCCCAGCAGTGGGGTCGTCAGGCGGCGATCGACGCCCTGGCGCAGGAAGTCAACATGGATCTGGTTGTTTACGACAGCGTTTACCAGACCCGCGCGATCGGTTCCAACACGATCACGAACACTCGTTTCCTTCGAGACGACACGTTCATCTTCCTACCGACGCCAGGCCCGAACGCTGACTTCGTCAACACGAGCGCGCTTGGTCTCGGCCCGATCGACGACACGGAGGTCGGCTTCGCCAAGACGCTCACGAGTCCTCACCCCGAGGGTAACTGGACGCCCGGCTTCTACGAGTGGGAGGAAGAGATGCGTGACCCTTGGATGCAGGTCCGGGGTTATGGCATCAAGGCCTTCCCGGTCTTCCCGTACATGGAACTGACGTACACGATGAAGGCCCTGTAAGCCAACATCACCCGACAAGGTGCAATCAGGGCGGGCAAGCCACGAACCTGCCCGCCCTGATTGTTGAAATGGCCCGACAACAAGGAGTGATACAGGTGGCCGCAGGAGATCTGGGATTGTCCAAGGAAGAGCGTGAGCAGAAGGAAGCTGACGGCACCCTCGGCGAGCGTCGTGAGATCGACAACTACGACCCGTACAAGGCGTCGGTGGGCGATCAGCCTGACTACCACGCGAACGAGAACGGCTACGTCGGTACCGACCCGATGTATCAGAATCACACTGACGACGACACCCACAAGCCCTACGGCGTTGTGGCTCCCTACGAGACCAATGCACCTGAGGGTGTGCTGACAGGTTTCGAGGAGTACCACGGCGTCGAGGTTGTTGAGCGCGAGGACAACGTCGTCAGCCCGAAGGATCAGGAGAAGGCTGCTCGTCGCTCGGAACACCGCGGCGTCGGCGGCGAGTCCAAGCCTCGTCGTCCGGCGGCAGGGAGCGAAGAGAAGTAACTCCTTTCGGGAGCTGAGTAGTGTCGTCGTACAGCACAACGACTGATTTGCTGATCGGTGATGTGCCGACAGCATCTACAGCCGACCCCGCGAAATACGTTCAAGATGCAGCAGATGAGATTGACTCAAGAATCGGTCATATCTATGCGACACCTGTCGATATTTCGGGTACATCGGCAACTACGCGGCCTGCTCAGCTCCTCTTAAAGCGCCTCAACAACTGGCTAGCTACTGGTCGGTTGTTGATGTCTGCTGATATTTCTGGTGAAGAGAATCAAACGCACGCTTACGCCACTCGCCTTGTGGATGATGCATCCAAGGCGCTGGATATGATTGCTAGTGGCCAGCTTGTCTTGGATGGTGCCGTCAAGGCGGATGGGTTCTCTACTCAATCGCAGGGTCCAACTTATGGGAATGTTGACGCTGAATCTGCCGTAGAAGCTTTCTACGATAGAGTCGCCAACCCCAATTATCTCTACTGGCCTACGGAGACTTGGCCCACATGGTACAGATCATCAGGGTAGAAGAACCGAACTTTTACCCAGGGATCAATGGCGACTCTGGAGCTTATGCTGCTGACTATTACGTCAGTGGTGAACTTATCGAAACTGCACGACCTGATCCTTGGAGCCTTGTACCTCCAGAAGGTTTGCCTCCGAGAGTATTTCGTGGCTCTGAGTGGAGCCCGATCGCCAGTGGCTGATTACCTTCTAGAGATGTTTATATCGGGTAACACTGATTATAAACTCACTCGACTTGAGCAGCTTCTTACGCCAGGGAGCGTCGCTGCTTTTCTAGGTCAGGCTGTTGACACATTCTTGCACGAGAGAGCTAAGCAGCGCTTTGCAAATGAGGGTGATGATGCTGTCGGTAAGTGGGCACAGCTTTCATTTGCTACTCAACAGATCCGTTCTCAAATGGGATACGGACCAGCGCATCC